ACTTTTATTCCCATCTGTATGCTGCGGTTAGGACAGCCAAATCATTTTTCGTACATCAGGACATTGAAGAGAATATCCAAAACATTAACATGGACGCCACTCTGAATCTGCACTTACTAGTTGAAACTATCCACCACCTGACCTATTTAGCCAATCAATCCACGAACCAAGAAACTACGCGAGTATTGGAGCAGTACAAGCAGTCCGTTATCGATGACCTTGCAAGCAAAATTGTAAATGACGAACTGATCATCCCCGAGAAGCCAACTTCAGCTGAGAAGCCAATGAGTGTTGACGATTTAGCCGCTCCCCCAGGTGAAGATGTTCCAGACATTGTTTTAGCTACCGATGAAAATTCATATGTGAAACGAACACACCACCACTACGCTGGTTTCTACTCAAAGAATATACTTCCACCCATTTGTCGCGATAGAGCAGTTGACGTAAATGGTAAGACTTATAAGTTATATGATTCGATGAAAACGTTGAACGTTCAATCAAGTGGAAACGATACAATTCTAACAATCGAGCCCATCATCTTCACACCGGATGAGCTGCCAAAGGGAGCTGTTGTCACTAATTATGGTACAAACGAGACAGTTTCACTCATCACCTCCTCATATGATACACAGCATGTAAATGGCCATAAAGGATATCCAGTTAACGATGGTTTTAAGAATATTAACATTCATCTCGCTGCCCCTGTTGAACATGTCCAGAAGACTAAACCAATTGCCTATGCTGATAAGCAATTCGACACGAAAGCGGAATTGATTGAATATCTGAAAACTGTGAAACCACTACCGAAAATTAAAGCTCATCTATATACCGATAAACATAATCGAGGCTCACAGTTGATTATCCATTATGATGGAGTTAACATTGCAAATATTCATCTTCGTGCAAGAGTTGTTGGTAATGTGATTGCGGACTGCGAATATGCTCCGGACGTTTAATGGAGAAAGGTTGTTTGGTGTTATTAATCTATGCTTCTAATCTATACTATTAAAATGATATTACATTTAGTCTAAGTTGCTGTTTTGAGGAAGCTCTTCTTGGCCAGCTCTGAGGAATTTGAGGCGAGGACTGTCTGAGATCCGTGGGGGAAGAGAACGTACGGGGATTAATGGGAATATATAGAGC